AGTTCATGTCCATCATGGTGCAATCAAAACAGCTAAAACAAATCTCAACAACATGGCTTTTATTTTTGGTAAAGAATTAAATAATGCTGATGATATGAAAGCATTAGAGGTTGAACTTGCAAAATTAAATAATACTACAAATAGATTATTAAAAAATAAACCTGACGGTTATAAAGAATTAATTAAAGAACAAAACCTAGCTAAAAACATATTACTTAATAAATATAAAAACACACCTATAGCAGGATTAAATGAAGCTACAGAAATATTTTTTGATCAAAACGATAATCCAATTAAAAGAAGAATTAAAATGGATCTTTCAAAAACAATTGGTCAAGGAAGCCGTGTTGGTGAAATAGATTTTAAAACAGTTACACCTGGTCAAAGAGAAAAAATATTAACGGCAGCAGGAGAAAATTTTACAACACAATTAAAAGCTTATGTATCAACACTAGACAAGAGTTCAAAAGAATTTAAACAAATTTGTACATTAACAGCTGCAACAGGTGGAACAGCAGCCAGTTGTATTGAAAGAATTGACCAAGACCCTGCAGGTATTGCTAAAAAAATAACTGAAGTAGAAAAACCTGTAGGAAGATTAGCTACATTTAAAAACGCAGCAACAAAATTTTTAACATCAGGCGGCTTTAAAACATTTGGTATCGGTGCAGGTGTAGGAGCTGCAATAGGATTAGTCAAAGCATTTAGAAACGATGATCCAACAAGTTATTTATCAAACGAAGACCAACAAAAAAATATGTTAGTAGATATGGCAACACAGTCTATTACAACAGACTTTGAAAGACCTGCAATATTAGATTATCAATTACCTGCTTTTGGTGCATCGTTAGTTGCTGGAACAGCACTTGCTGCACCATCAACAATTAAAGCAAGTAAATCAAGAGCACTGGGTATTGAAAGAAAACCAAAAGGTGCAATTAAAACAGGTCTAAGAGTTTTAGGAAGAGGAGTAGGAGTTGCAACAGCACCTGCATTACTAGCACCATTTGCAGTTGGTGATATTGCATCACAGATAGCTGAAGGAGATACACCAGAAGATATTGCAACTAATCCATTTAACTATTTGTATCCTGCATTTGCAGATCAAACAGACAAATTAACTAGAGGATTGAGTCCAACAATCAGAAAAGTTGCTAAACTAGGTTTACCTAAAATAGCGCTTAGAGGACTATCTAGAGCAGGTATAGGTGGACTAGGTGCATCTTTAGCTATACAAGGATTAGGATTATTAGATGATTAAAAAACTAACGACTACAATTCCACCACTTAGAGGACCCAACCCACAGGGGTTGAATGTTCCTGAAAAAAAGATTATAGTGGTGTCGAACTCGGAGAAAAATAATGTCAACAATAGACAAGTCTTTACCAAACGTAGAGCAGGAAATAAAGTTACCTAGCGAAGAGGAGATAGCGGAAGCTTCTCAAGATAATATTGAAGAACAAGTTGGACCAGAAGATGTCCAAGTTGAACAAGACGAAGACGGTGGTGCTACAATCACTTTTGATCCTGAAGCTGTAAACCAACCAGGAACTAACGAACATTTTGATAACTTAGCAGACTTACTACCTGAAGATGTTTTAGGTAGATTAGGTTCTGAACTTTTTGAAAACTACACACAGTACAAAGCATCTAGAAAAGATTGGGAAGACGCATACACAAAAGGTTTAGATTTATTAGGATTTAAATATGAGACAAGATCTCAACCATTTTCAAATGCAAGTGGTGCAACGCACCCTGTATTAGCAGAAGCAGTAACACAGTTTCAAGCGCAAGCTTACAAAGAATTACTTCCAGCGACTGGTCCAGTGCATACTCAAATTATGGGTATACCTTCAAGACAAAAAGAAGAGCAGTCAACGAGAGTAAAAAATTTCATGAACTATCAACTCATGAACGTGATGAAAGAGTATGAACCCGAGTTCGATCAGTTACTTTTTTATCTCCCTCTTAGCGGCTCTGCTTTCAAGAAAATTTATTACGATGAAATTCTTGACAGAGCCGTGTCTAAATTTGTTCCGGCAGATGACCTGATAGTTCCATACACTGCAACATCTTTAGAAGATGCAGATTCAATCGTGCATGTTTTAAAAATGTCAGAAAATGAATTAAGAAAAAAACAAGTGTCTGGTTTTTATAGAGACATAGAAATTACACCAGGCTATGCACAAGAAACAGAAGTAGAGAAAAAAGAAAGAGAGCTTGAAGGAGTTAAGAAAACTAGAGACGAACAGATGTTTACTATTCTAGAAATACATACAAATATTGACCTAGAAGGTTTTGAAGATAAAGACATGGAACAAAACCCAACAGGAATTAAACTTCCTTACATTGTAACAGTCGATACATCGTCAAGAGAAGTTCTATCAATTAGAAGAAACTATAAAGCAGAAGATCCAACAAAAAGTAAAGTAGAGTATTTTACACACTTTAAATTTTTACCGGGCCTAGGCTTTTACGGTTTTGGATTAATTCACATGATCGGTGGATTATCACGAACTGCAACGAATGCACTTAGACAATTATTAGATGCTGGTACGTTTTCAAATATGCCAGCTGGATTTAAACAAAGAGGTATTCGTGTTAGAGATGAAGCGCAATCGATTCAACCTGGAGAGTTTAGAGACGTAGATGCACCTGGAGGAAATATCAGAGACGCATTTATGCCTTTACCTTTCAAAGAACCATCAGCAACATTATTACAATTAATGGGAATAGTGGTTCAAGCAGGACAACGATTTGCCGCCATTGCTGACATGCAGGTCGGTGACGGCAACCAGCAGGCCGCTGTTGGAACGACCATTGCTCTTTTAGAACGTGGTTCCAGAGTCATGTCAGCCATACATAAAAGATTGTATGTGGCGCTTAAAAAAGAATTTGTATTATTAGCTGATGTATTTAAAACTTATCTTCCACCAGAATATCCATATGACGTTGTAGGTGGACAAAGAAATATTAAGGTTGCAGACTTTGATGAAAAAGTAGATATCTTGCCTATAGCGGATCCAAATATATTTTCACAGTCACAAAGAATATCTATGGCTCAAACAGAATTACAACTTGCAATGTCCAATCCTGGAATGCACAATTTGTATGAGGCTTATAAAGACATGTATTCTGCAATCGGTGTAAAAGATATTAATAGAATCCTACCACCACCTCAACAACCAATGCCAATGGACCCAGCATCTGAAAATATTATGGCAATGAGTGGTAAACCTTTTCAAGCATTTAAAGGTCAGGATCACAGAGCACATATAACTTCACATTTAAATTTTATGGCAACTAATATGGCTAAAAATAATCCTGTAATTATGGGTGCATTACAAAAAAACATTTTTGAACACATTTCTTTAATGGCACAAGAGCAGTTAGAAGTAGAGTTCAGAGAAGAAATACAACAATTAATGCAACTACAACAAATGGCACAACAAAATCCACAAATGGCACAGAGTCCTGAGATTCAACAACAGATTATGCAGTTAAGTATGGGTATTGAAGCAAGAAAAGCTAAGTTAATTGCTGATATGACTCAAGAGTTTAAGGAAGAAGAAAATAAAATCATGGGTGACTTTGGAAATGATCCGATTGCAAAACTAAAAGCAAGGGAATTAGACCTTAGAGCCATGGATAACCAACAAAAACATGACCAAGCTGATCAAAGATTGAACTTAGACAAGTCAAAAGCTATGATGAACCAAGGAAATCAAGAAGATAAGCTTGAACAAAACGAAGAATTAGCTAAACTAAGAGCTAATACGTCTATTGAAAAGACAATTTTAAGTAAAACAATTCCATCAGCACCGAAAATGGGTGAAATGCCTGGAAATGTTGCTATAATCAGAAGTAGAGGAGAATAAATATGAAAAAAAATAAAAAAAACAGTCACGCAGGTATGACTCATGTAGATCATGACATGTTCTTGAATAAAGACGGTTTACTAAACGGTGGAGTAGAAGTTGAGGTGTCGAACCCTACTGAAACTCAGTCAGTTCAGGTAAAAGGTCAAAGAAGAATGCTTGCAGAAAAGAAAAGCAAAGCAGATTGGTACTAACATGTGGTTTCAGGCAATTAAATTAGCCGTTTCTGCTGGAAGTAAGATTTATGCTAATAAGCAGAAGACTAAAATGGCAATGTCAGATGCACAATTAATGCATGCATCTCGTATGGCCGAAGGAAAAGAAGCTTACCAAGGTAAACTTTTAGAAGCCAGACAATCGGACTGGAAGGACGAGGCGGTTTTGTTAATTCTATCGGCGCCCATCGTAATTTTGGCTTGGGCAGTTGTAAGTGAGGACCCAACAGCAATGGATAAAGTAAAATTATTTTTTGATATGTTCTCTACGCTCCCGTCATGGTTCACAAATCTTTGGATACTTGTCGTTGCGAGCATTTATGGTATAAAGGGTACACAGATTTTTAAAAATCACGGAGGAAAAAAATAATGGCGAAGAAAAAAATAAAAAAATTTCTTAAAAAAGCGGCTCCCTTACTAGCGCTTGGTCTTGGTGCAGCAGCTTTAGGAAGAAAAGGAAGGGCATCTACAAACGCTGATGCAATAAAAGCAATGACATCAAATGCGGCTTATTCAGACAGTTCGTTACCTGCTATGTTAACAAAAAACATGGGTAAGAGAAAAAGAAAATCTATTCTTGCTGACCCTAGAATAAATAAAATGGATTTATCTGAAGTAGATTTAGATTATATGGCACCCGACATGTCTCAATATAGAAATATGGACATGGGTCTAGAGGGTTACTTCAAAAAAGGTGGTAGAGTTAGAAAAACTAAAAAGGGCGGTAGAGCTGTAAAAAAAGCAAGCCGTAGCAAGAAAAAATAATGCCTGGAATGATGAAAAGACCTATGTTTAAAAACGGTAAAAAAGTTTTAAAACCGGTTACACCAAAACAAAAAGGTCTAAAAAAGTTACCTAAAAAAGTTAGAAACAAAATGGGTTACATGAAAGATGGCG